TCACAATCTACATTGCATTATTAACTGTTCTATTCTATTTTTAATGATAGGATTTCCTTGATTTATAAACTCTCTAAGTACGCGCGGATCAGATCTCAATAAATTGTACGCTTGCTGCTTTGTTATACCATAATTGTCATGCAAATTCTTTAATGTCTTGAAATCTATAATGGCTGAAATTACTGGTGAGTCTGTCACTAAATCCGCAAATTTTTGCACATCAAAGGGTATCTCTTTTAATGTACTCGCTTTATATGCTCGATACACACCTGTAGTACTTGTTTCAAACACATCGTCGTTATTCAATATTCTATATACTCTGTTTGGTATGAATTTTTCTGACGCTTCAGTTATTATACTAGGTAGCGTTGTAGGTGATATTTGTATAGATTTATCCAGCTTAGTTTTAAGTACTGCTGCAGAAATGTCATCAAAGTTCATACCTTGCGTTTGTGTAGCTATTTCTTTCAATCTTAAACGCTTACTTATAGTTGACGTCTGCGTAGAGATATTAGATACTGCGTTTGAAACATCGCTCACTTGCGTTGACACTTCAGTCCATGCTGATGCTGATGAACTAATAGATCGCATAGAGCTAACTCTTGATACTGATGATGCTGCATCAGACAAACTTTCTGTTAAACTAGAGACTGAACTCGCCAGTCCTGATGTCTTAAACTTTTTCATAACACTGGTTGCCATAGATTTCGCAGCATCTATTGTAGACTTAATGCCTGAAAACATCGAAAACATGTCTAGAGGTAGCAGTGCTAGATCCACTAGTTGAGATACTGCTATTTCTTGGGATAGTGCATTAAACTCTTCTCGTAATTCCCCTAATTGTCTCTCTAAATCTTGCCTTACCGTTACTGAATTCATTATTGGCGTTTGGTAACTGTCATTTGATGGTACAAGTGATATCAGTGAGAACCTTCCCGTAGTCTCATAGTATTCTTTCCCGTTGTTTGGATTAGCTGCTGGCAGCCCATATAACTTACTAACTCGTGTCCTAGTTATTGAAAAATATGGTTCCGTCACTGCTATTCTAAATCTGAATCGCAATGAATTTAGAGATACAAAATCCGTAAACTGGGTCGACAGCGTAACACCAGCTGGTGACAATATTATTGCTCCACCTTGCATTACTGGCCATTGCCCAACTGGCAAACTAAAATTATATGTTCCACCCGTACAAGTTACATTATTTAAATCAGCGACTAGCGATCTTACATAAACCATATTTCTAAAGGCCTGTGAATCGTCCCAATAATCAACGTATACAAAAGAATTTTCTTTTAGCACTTCATATCTAGTTACCACAAAATCAGTTGGTAAAGTACCCCCATTATAATTAAAGTCATTCATACCGTTAACTGAGCATGTTGTATGCGCTGTTACGTCTTCGCCATCTCTTTTATACGTATATTGATAATTCATTGGTTTAAAAGATATTTCAGACCATTTATACCCTAATCCTCCTGTTTTAACGATTGAATTACCAAACTTAAACTTAATTGTTATGTCTCTATTATACTTCATTTCTTTCCAAAGCGAAGCATTCGATACCAGCAAATCCTCGTTCGGTTGTGTTCGCTGGATTGGTATCTCTCTAGCGTTAATACTAACAGCCATAACGTTCCTTGTATTTTGAATCGGTGGCAATCCATTGTTGATATATTCTGTACACTGCGCTTCATTTGATCTTGGTATTATATAAAAATCAACAAATGAAGTCATATTAACTGAATTATAATTTGTTGTTGAATAATACCCTGTTGTAGCATTTGGCGTACTTCCATTATAGGTGTAAATCTTCCCATCATGCTTCATCACAGCATACAACTTGGTACTCGATAGTAGAGGCGCGTATTGTGTATACGTTCCATTCACTGTAGTTTTAATTACATCAACAAACTTCCACTTTTCTGCGTCTGTATTTTCCACCGTTATATTCTCAGATTTACCAAATATTGTATATTGTCGCTCTACTGATGTGACGTTTGGTTCAATAAGTATTGTCGCTAACCATCTATTTGTGTTGTTTGTACCTTCAACAACCACTCCAACATTTGTTGGATTCAACAACATCCAATAATCCACAGGTGGATTAAAAGTAGTTGGCTGATACGGTCCGTCTAATATAGGTTCCACGACAGTTGAGTCATTTGTTTCTCCAGGCCCCCAATTAACTGGTGCGTACCCCGTTTGTGCGAATGGTCCTGGGTTGATGGTGGTATTCTGAGTCTTTTCTGATCCAATCTCTTTAATCTCGTCTGATAAGCTAACAGAATACGAATTTGTTAGTAACTGTCTATAAATGAGTGAAGCCAT